GTGCAAACGAATCCGCCCTTGAGCGGCGGCGTGGATCATCGGCTGAAGTCGATCGTCAATGGGCGGCTCACGCTCACCACGGGTGTGCCGGTGACGACGGCGGATGTGACGGCGGCGACGACGCTCTATTTCACACCGTATCAGGGGAATCAGGTCGCGCTCTTTACCGGCACGCGCTGGGTGGTGGTGACGTTCGCGGAACTGTCGATTGCGGTGCCCGCGGTGGCGACTCAGGTGTATGACGTGTTTCTCGACCACAACGGGGGCACCCCGCAACTGGTGCTGTTGGCGTGGACCAATGACACCACGCGCGCGACGGCGCTCACGACGCAAGACGGCGTGTTGGTGAAGACCGGCGATACCGAGCAGCGGTACCTGGGTTCCGTGCGGACGCTCGCCTCGGGCCAACTCAATGACAGCGCGGCGCTGCGGCATGTGTGGAACTACTACAACCGCGTGCGCCGTCCGATGCAGGTGTTTGAGGCGACGGCGACGTGGACATACACCAGTACCACCGTGCGGCAGACCAATGGCTCGGCGGCGAATCAGTTGTCGGTGGTGGTGGGCGTGGCCGAAGTGACGATGAATGTCACTGTGGTCACGATGGCCGCCAACAGCACGGCGGGCCGTGGCATCTGGACCGGGATCGGGTACGACTCCACGACCGCCTACACCCGTGGCGTCTTGGGACAAGTCTCGTTTCCGGTCGTCAACTATTACGTGATGATCACGGGAAACCTCGTGCATATGCCCGCCGTGGGCTATCACTTTTACTCGTGGAATGAATCGAACGATGCGGTGGGCGCGGTGACGTATCAGGGGTCGGCCTCGGCCGCCGGGGATCATCGTTCCGTCGGACTGTCTGGGTATTGGGAGAGTTGATATGACACTCGCGGCACGGCTTTTTCAGGCGATTACGGCGGCAGGCGTCCCGGTGGTTAGCGTGTCCATTCGCGATCCACAGAACCGCGCGACGTGGACGGTACATCCGGCGGAGTTGCAGGCGGCAGCGCAACCGATCATTGACGCCTACGTGTTGCAGACGGGACAGGAGTTGCTGGACGAAGAGGCGCTGCGTGAAGTCGATCTGCGGGTGCTCAAGGCGATCGTGATCGAACTGCACGCGCTCGTCCCGGCGTATGCGGGCAAGCCGACGCTGGCGCAACTGCGTGACGCCATCCTCGCGCGCTACAAGGTGCTCAACGGGTCATGAGCCGTGCGTTAAACGATCTCTCGCCCCGGATGCGGCCTCTCGCCGTGGAACTCCTCGCGCGCTGTGTCGAGCAGGGGATCATGGTGATGATCGTGGACACGTTGCGCACCCCGGCGGAGCAGCAGGCGTATGTGGCGAAGGGGGTGAGCTGGACGCTGCACAGTAAGCACCTGACGGGCGATGCCATCGACATCTGCCCGTACGAGACCTACGCGCTCGCAGGTCCCGATAAGCTGCGATGGCCTGCGGACGATCCGGTCTGGCAGCGCATCGGCCAGATCGGGCAAGCGGTCGGCTTGAAGTGGGGCGTGATCAAACGCGGGATGCGGATCGACCTCGGGCATTTTGAATTTATTGGGTGAGAGAACGGATGCGTATGGCTGTCTATATACAAAGGAGCGGGGCTGCGCCCGTGGGTGAGACGAACGCAGCCCCTTGTGACCATGAGCCGACGATCAGCCCATGCCCACCGCGGGCATTTATCGGACGGAGGGCCGGGTGACTGTAACCGCCTTTCCCTTAGCGTCAACGGATGTCCCAGTGGCCCCACCGCGTGAAGCCAGATCGACGGACATCAGGAACGTGAGCATGACGCTCCCGATGGTGGCCGCGATTGTGGGTACTGCGCTCACCGTCTCTGGAGCGCAATACGTCGCCCAATCTGGTCAGCGGGCCGAACAGTCCGCGATGGCCTCCGACATCCGCGACATTCGCACGCGCCTCGACGCCCAGAAAGAGAACATCGATCTGAAGTTTGAAAACATGCGTTTGGAAATGAACAATGGCGAACTGCGCAAGGCGTTATTGGAACGCATGAATCCCAACCAGAGGACCCCGTAAATGGACGAATACATGAATTGCCTGCTGTCGATTTGCTGCCCGCCTGAACGACAGGCACAGGTGATGGCGAAGTTTCTCATCGAATACGGCGTGGATGCGGACGCGGCGGAGTCGTGCGCGAAGGTGATTCTCGACACGTTCGACCTGGCGCCGAAAGGCACGATGCAGCCACTGATTCAAGCCGTGGCGCGGCTCGCGCGGGGCGCGGACTACCGGCCATGAGCGTCCCCAACTACAGCAACGTCCCGCGGCTACTGTTCGATACGGGCCTCTACAACCTGAAGACCCACGAGGGGCACGCGGCGTTTACCGATACCGTCGTGGCGACGTTGCACGGCATCGACGAGAACTTCCGGCACCTGATCAAGAAGCCGGGGCAGACCGCGATCCATGATCACGGTGAAGATTCAGTCCTCTACCTGCTGCCGAACGATGAAGCCCTCGCGGTGGATTTCATCGGCGGGGCGAACGGGCCGAATCCTCAACCGGCGTGGATGGTTGGGGAACACGTCTACACGCATGCGGACGCGCACGATCCGGACGATCACGGGATTCGGGATGCCGCCGCGCCCGTCTGTCCCCCTGTGCCGCCGACCTTTGACTATCCCGATGAGAACACGACGGGGAAGGCGTTTCAGGCGCGCGTCAAGCAGGCGTACACCGATGCCAATCGACCCTTTCCTGATCCGAACGATCAGGATGCGTTCCGGCATTTCATGCGGTACGGCCATTCGAGCGCGAAGATGCCGGAACCCGACGCCGCGAACAAACATATTGCGGAATTGCGGGCACAGTTGGGCGTGTAGATGAATGAGTTGGACCCTCCCGTTGGGCCATCGGTGATCACCACCCCAGAGGGGAAGGTGGTCGCCACGCCGACGACGACGGAGGAATCGGATCGCGTCAGCGCGGGACAGCGGGCGGTCAATCTGATCTGGGAAACGACGCAGATGCGGATCGCGTTGTCCGTGATCTGGGTGGCGCTGGCCGTGGCGGCTCTTCTCGCGGTCGGGGGGAAGCTGGCGGGCACGCCGGATGTGCAACTCGCGGCGGTCGTGTTCTTGTTCGGCGTGGCGAATCTCGTGACTGGATTTTACTTCGGCAGAACCAACCATCAAAAAATCGGTGGCGTAACACAGGGGAGATAAGGACATGATTCCGGCTATCTTCGTTCGGCTCTTGATTGCGGCCCTGATCTTCGTGGGCCTCACGCACGCGATTCCGGCGTTCGTGTCGATTCTCGGCTTTTCGCTCTCGCAGGACTGGCGCGTGTTGCTCCAAGTCGCGTGCGCGGCGGTGGCGATTACCTATGTCTTCTACGGTAGACCACAGAGTATCGGCCGATGACGGCCATTCGTTGGATCGGTGAGCACTCCAATAAGGTGTCGTCATTCGTCCGGGCCGTGATCTATATGGCGGTGGCCCTCTCGTGGACGCACCTGAATGACGCGCAGATCGGCACGATCCTGCTGGTCGTAGAATCGGCCCTCGCCCTGTTCATTGAATCCAACACCGTGAGCAAGGTGCGGATGGGCGAGCGCATCGTCGAAGTGGAGGCGAAGGTGGAGGCCAAAGCGGAGCAGAAGGCGGATGCGAAGGTGGCCGCGATTGTGACCGAAATGCAGAGCGGCACGTTTAGGGCGCCGACGCTATGACGGACACCCTTCGAGACCAAGCGAATAAGGCCGCAGTTGATCTCGTGAAGGCCGAGAAGCCGCAATCCTTCACGGTCGGCGGATCGCTGGATGTGGGGACGCGTACCGCCACCGGTGGCATCACCTACAATCACTCGTGGAAGAATGGCTGGGGCGCCACGGCCTACGCGAAAGCGTGGTGGAACAATGCGGCGGTGATCCCTTCGGATAAGTTCGGCGCGGTGATCGGCATTGAAGGTGTCAAAAAGTTCTAAGCCGATCAACGGCGTCGTGGTGGATTGGGAACTGCCCGCGACTCCGACGGAACCCGTGCCGACCTGTCCCCATTGCGACACGACCCAAGAGCCGGAAGCGTTAGGCCGGGGGCGCTTTCTCTGCCCGTGCTGTAGTCACGAGTTTACGGCGCCGCGCTCCCAATAGGACGCTGGTACGCAATCGCGGCGTGATACTTCTCGCGCGCGGAGGGGTTCTGATCACAGGCGCTATAGCTCCGGTACATGAGGTCTTCACGGGCGTCCGTGTGCCAGAACCCGAGGACGTGCCCGAGTTCGTGTTTCACGGTTGATAACACCACGGCTGGCCCTCCGGGGCACCGACACCACGGAGATTTCGGGTAGAGCGTGAGGGAGTCCCCACCGACATACCCGCGACCACAGACGCTCGTTCTCTCGTTGATCATTTCTGGAACGCTCGACCAGCGCACGGTGATCCACCCCGGTTGCCCCTGACGACTCTCCGTGCCGCGTTCAAGTCCCGCAAGGCCAAAAATCCCGGTGAGACTGCCCGCGGTGCTTTCGAGTGCGGCGGCGGTCTGATTCAGCGTCAGAGCGTCCATTGGGGCGCCCGCATCGTCCACCGTTCGCAGGTAGATTCTCGGCGCCTCGCGGTGTCGCCTGAGCGGCTGTATGGGGCCATCGAGCGCGTTGTGGACGAATTGCCGGTAGAACGCCAGATCGAACCGCGCATCGTTCGGCGGGAAAGCCGGCGCGGGCGGTGGTGTCACGGGCGGCACCGGTGGAGAAGGCGGTAAAACGACCACCGGAGGCGTGTTGACCACCGGTGGCGGCGTTGGGGCAGTCGGGCTTGAGCCGCAGCCGGCGAGGCAGGTCACGACGGCGAGGATACTCAGACGCACGGTTACCACCTTTTCACTGGGCCAAGGGGCAAGTCTACACCCTCACAATTCTGGTACTTGTCACGACGTATTCACAGGCATAGGGTAGACCCCGAGAACGTTGCTCCCCATTGGATAATTGGTTATGCCTTGGGTGTCTTCGGCGTCCGGCGTTTCGGCGGCGTCTTCGATTGCGGCTCGTCTGTCTCCGGTAGCCCTAGGGCTATTCGTACGTCTCGGGGCAAGTCTCCTTCAGTCAGAAACGTCAAGTAGCCGTAGACGAGTCGGCGTTTCGCGTCCCCGAGCCGTCGGATCTGTTCGTGGGCGCGCCGCTCGTCGTGCGTCACGGGATCTTCGTCCGCAAAAAACGACGCGAAGGTGATCAGTGCCTCCCTGGTCGGGGCGGGCCAACCACGGAAGTACCGAAGCATAGCAGACTCCAGCGGCGTGACGGCCTTCAGTTCAACGGACGGATCTATCAACATCTCGACTGGGCTGATGCCAGTCAATTCACTCACGGCCTCCAGCACGCGCAGCGTGACCGGTTGCGTGCCTTTAATGATGCGATTAACGACCGAGGGCGGGCGCTTGATCTTCTTCGCCAAGTCGCGCTGAGAGAATTTTCGGCGCTCCCAGAGCGCACGCACACTGTCAGCCGCCACATCGGACAGCGCTTTACTCGCCATTGGTTGCCCAGTTTGCGCGTTTTTGGGCCAAATTTGCAGCCTCAACTTTATCCTTGCATTGTTCGCGAATAGCGATATAGTTCTCTTCATGCGAACGAAGCAATACACCTCGATTCAAGACTGGATGGAGCGCACGGGGACCACGCAGAGCGAATTGGCGCGTCGGGCAAAGATGCCTAAGAGCCAGTTGTCGCAATTGCTCAGCGGTGCGCGGCGCTGCTCGATTGCCACGGCCTTGCGGCTGGCGGCGGTCACGGGTGTCCCTGTGGAAAAGCTGACCAAGTGGCCGAAAGTTCCCGTGAAGCGAAGCTTCCGGGAAGTGGCCTGATTCGAGGACGGCGATCATGGCGCGATCACCGCAGAGTCCTATAATACATGTTACAGAAAGTTCGCTTGGTGCGACTTCCTGTCCGGACTCTCTGTTGGAAACCTGTGGACAGTCTAGCACACTCGCCGCGCGGTTTTGGTCGAAAGTAGACCGCCGCGCCGACTCCGAATGCTGGCCGTGGCTCGGTGCCGACAATGGTTCGTACGGCAATCTGGGGGCATCCTCCGGACGCCCGAAGGTCTACGCCCATCGACTGTCGTACGAGTTGCATCACGGCCCGATTCCCGCAGGTTTTTATGTCTGCCATCGCTGTGACAACACGCTCTGCGTAAACCCCGCGCACTTGTTCGCTGGGACTCCAAGACAGAACCAACAGGACTCCATCCGTAAGGGACGGGCGCATCGGCGGATGGGACTTCATAAGGCCAAGAGCCCATGTCGGTGCGAGCACTGCGATTTCCATCGTCGCCCTCACGAACGGAGAAGCGCATGACTTCATACGAGATCGCCACGCCGTTGACGCAGTTGGTCTTGGAACGTCGCAAGCAGATGGGCGAACTCGACCAGTACCCCGGCGATACGTTGCATCGTCTCGTCCATGTCCCGAGCCTGATCGCGAACCGCCGCAGGTTCATTTACGACACCGACGAATTCCTGACGGATGCCGCCTGCTCGCAGCGGGTGGACGGCGTGACGCCGAGCTTCAACGGACGGAAATAGAGACGGCTGTTTCATATGGTTCCCAACTATCCACCGGCCGCGACGGCAAGCGAAGTGAAGGAAGTTGCCACGCTGTTGGCAAGTCCTAGCAAGGAACTTGGCAGCACGCCGATTTGTGACCTGTGGGTGCGCGCGTTTCTGCGGGTGGGGCACAACGCGCAAGGGGCGGCGGGGCTCTTGGGGATGAGCCCGGCGCAGTTCTCCAAAGACTTCTCGCCGAACTGGCCGGAGAACGCGGCCACGTTAAAACGGCTCGATAAGGTGAGCCTGTCGGTGAAGCAGGAATTCTTCGCGCTCGGGGCGGCGGATTGCGGCCTCCAGGTGGGGATCGATTGGGAAGACCGCAACATTCTTCGGCGGTTTGCGGCGTTACTGAAAGAGGTGGCGTGATGAAGCCTGAGAACCCGCCCGCGTTCCCGAAGCATACGCAATCACTCGCTAAAAGCGATGGGATTGAGTCGTGGGTTGAGACGCTACCCGGATCGGAGGGCATGTCGCTGCGCGACTACTTCGCGGCGAAGGCGATGCAGTCAGTCATTCTCGCCGCAATGACGAACGACGACACGGCTCGGAAGTTGAACGGGGAGGGTGGTCCTGCTGGTGAATTGGTGTCGAAGATTGCGTACCACTTGGCCGACGCGATGCTCACAGAACGGAGCAAGCCATGAGATGCGAAGTCTGTCACGCCGACGCGATCGGCACCCGCGAGGTGGCCGTGGGAAGCCTACTCAGGGACGTCCCACTCTGCGAAGCCTGCGAATCGGATGCGGTGTGTCATTGCCCCGCGTGTGACCAGTTGATTTTTCAGAACGACGGGATACGGGTCTACAGCGATCCCGACCTCTACTGCAGACGGTGCGGGGAGATTAAGAACGCGGCGATTGCGGCGAGTCAGATCGCGCACAGGCGAGATGTTGAACGGGACGACATGGACAGCGTGAGGAGGGGCTAATGCGGAACGTGATTGCGTGTAACTGTGAAGGCGAAGCAGCCAAGACTGGTCTTCATGCCGATCAAATCGGCGGCGATGCTCACACCGATGAATGCGCCGTGCTGGCCTTTCAGCCGACCGCCGACGAGCAGGCCGACGAGTTTCTGTTAGCCGACGTGTTCGCCCGTCAACGCGCCTTAGCGGACGGCTACGAGGGCATGGCCGAGAACCTCTACCGCCTGCGGGCCTTGTGGATCGGCGGGATGTGTCTGCCTTGGGGCGTGCTCACGGACGGCCAGCGCGCGGGCTACGTGGCGGAAATCAAAACGCTAGTCAAGGGGGGCAAGTGAGCAACAAGGTCTACGCGGCGATCAACGCGGTGCAGGCGGAACTGGCGTTAGTTGGCGTCAGTAAGGACCGCGAGAACAAGCAACAGGGCTACGCCTTCCGGGGCATTGACGACATGTATAACGCGATTGCCCCGCTCTTGGCGAAGCACAAGCTGTGCATCCTGCCATCGTTCACGGATCGGATGGTGGTCGAGCGGCAGACCAAGAGCGGCGGTGCGCTGTTCTACGTCAACGTCTCGGGTAAGTTCCTGTTCGTCAGTGCCGAGGACGGCTCTAATACGACGGTCGGCCCGTTTTTTGGTGAGGCGATGGACAGCGGCGACAAGGCTACCAATAAGGCCCAGAGCGCCAGTTTCAAGTACATGGCGATGCAGACGTTTTGCATCCCAACCGAGGGCGACAACGACGCCGACAAGCAGACCCATGAAGTCGCGGCGAAAGCGCCAGAGGGGTTCGAGGACATGGTGGTTGACCTGGAGCTCGTCGCCAAGGAACAAGGAACGGAACCACTACAGGCCGCGTGGAAGAAGTCGAAGCCGGCGCTTCGGAAGTATTTCACGGATACGAATCTCGCCGGATGGGAAGCCATCAAGACGAAGGCGGCTGAGTTCGACGCGAAGAAGGCCGCTGCCGAGAAGGCGAAGACGCCGGAACTGGTGGGCGCATGACCTTCACCATCATCGACGCCGAGCAACGCTCAGAAGCTTGGTTCGCGGCTCGTGCCGGCAAGTTAACGGGCTCGAGAGCGGCGGACATGCTCGCCACAATCAAGAGTGGCGAAGCGGCTGCACGCCGGGACTACCGGATGCAGCTCGTCTGCGAGCGCCTGACGGGCCAACCGCAAGAGGACGGCTTTGTCAACGCGGCGATGCAGCGGGGGATTGATCTTGAGCCCTTGGCCTTTGCCGCCTACGAAGCCCTAACGGGTTCGGTAGCGGTGCGGACGGGCTTCCTGTGCCATACGACGCATCTAGCCGGCTGTTCGCTCGACGGCCATGTGGACAACTTCGCCGGCATCGTGGAAATCAAGTGCCCAAAGTCGGCCACGCATCTGAAGTACTGGCGCGGTAACAGCGAAGCGCCGAGCGACTACCTGCCGCAGATCACGCACAACCTTTGGATCACCGGGGCGCAGTGGTGCGACTTCCTGAGCTTTGATGACCGCTTTCCGCCGGAGTTGCAAACGTTCCTGGTGCGGGTCAAGCGGAGCGACGTGGACATCGAGGCGTACGAGCGGAAGGCGCTGGCGTTTCTCGCGGAGGTCGAGGCGGAGTATCTGGCGATCAAGACGATGACGAAGGGGGTAGCGGCGTAACCCATGTCGCAACCGAAACGCCAACGCGGCCTGATTCGTCAATGGAAGCTCCTGCTGGCGCTCGACGCGGCGCCGCGAGGGTTGTCTTGGCAGCAGCTGATCGACGCGGCGGATGAATCGGTGTGCTGGCGCACGGTGTACCGCGATATTGACACGCTGACGCTGGCGGGGTTCCCGATTGACGTGAGGTCAGGTATAGGCCGGGGTAATGAGTCGCGTATCCGCCTGTGCCGTGATGGCTGGCGTGGTGGACGCGCCGTGTTTTGTGACGCGGTGGTGGCGCACGGATGACGCATACGACCAACTTTAAGCACCAGATGGAAACCCGCGCCGAGTACAAGGATCGCCGCGATCGAGAGCAGCAGGCCGATATTGACGCCTGCTACCACGCGGTTAATCTGCGCGATAAGTCCATCTGCCGCGTGACGGGGGAATACCTGACCCCTGGCGCGAGTGATCCCAAGAAGCGCCGGGAACACCATCACCTCATCCGGCGCTCGCGGGGTGGACTGCATGAGACGGCGAACGTGATCACGATCTCCGCCTACCTCCACCAGCTCGATCACGCCGGCAAGGTGCGGTTAAGCGGGGACGCGAACCTGCGAGACCACGACGGGCGTTTCTGTGGGGTCCAGTACGAAGTGATCACGGAGAGCGGCTGGACCACGGTGCGGATGGTATGAGCGACTGGTTTCGCGGCTTAGCGGAATTGAAGGGCAACGGCTTGATCGCGTTCAACCGCGAACTGTTCAAGGCCGCGCTCAGGCGGCACGAAGGCAAAGCCGTACTGATCCTGCGGCCCGTCGAGGAGTTTCGGACGCCGGCCCAGAATCGCTACTACTGGGGCGTGATTATTCCGGTCTTGAACGCGCATCCGTTGTTTAAGGCGTGGACCGAGGAGCAGTTACACGACGGGATCAAGGAGAAGTTCCTGAGCGAGCTGGACCCGGCCACGGGACTGACGAAGGTCGGCAGCACGAAGGAGTTGAAGAAGTCCGGCGAATTCTCCGCGTTCAAGGAGGCGATTCAACAGTGGGCGGCGGAGAAGCTGGACATCTACATCCCTGATCCGAATGAAGACCTGGAGGCGGCGTAAGTCGGTCCTGAGAGCGGCTGATGCGGCGGCGTGGATGTAGACAACGAGCCAAGCTGACTTAGTAAGCAGTGAGGTTGTGTTACACGCGGTGCCAGACGAACTCGAAATGGTAGCCCCGAGCGGTGTAGCTCAGTCGGGTAGAGCGCTGGCCTAAACCGCCAGAGGTCGGAGGTTCAAATCCTCACCACCGCCGGAGCCGGGTTAGAACCGGCCCGCATCAGTCGCTCTGAGGACCGCATGATGGATTGATCGATATATCTCGTCACGGTGAGGGAAAGTATCTATCAGGATTTGACGCTCTGGAGAATTCGCGGGAGCGACCAGCGAATCGTAAGAGGCTCCTAAGGCATCTGGGGGATTCGACACGGGTGAACCGTTTAGCGTCATTGATTTGAACGCATTCGCTCGCGGGCGGGCGAAGCGATACCCCGGTCGTCAGACCGAAGCGGCAAGCGGCGAAAGTTCAGGCGCGAAATTATTTCGGTTTCATAGAGGAATTCGCTTGATTTTGAGAGGCGAAGGGTTGATGATGGCGGAAGTCGCGGCGAG